AGTTATTGACTGGAGTATTTCCAGCGACGCTCATCCTGGCAACGTTGCGAACTCGCCGCTGATTGATCCTGATCTGACCGACGCGCTGATCAAGCGCGCCTGGCGCTTCAGTTTGATCGGTGGCGGCCAGATGAAGATCACCGAGCATTGGATAAAATCCACTATAGCTGGACTGCCTCGACGCATGTGGAATCGACGCATCGATATCGTCGTTGCGGCCCATGCTAACGACAAGCTACGCGTCTATCGCGGCGAGATTGATGATATCTGCGGCGAGATGCAGGCGGCGGCAGTCGTGCTCCGCGGCAGTAGCGACGACATCCAAGCCATTGCTAATCGCGCCGCAGCTACGCTGCGTGCACTGACTGAAGATGAGGCTGCCGACCACGGCGTCACCCCGCCGGATCGCGACCGCTTCTATGCACTGCTCGACGGCGCGCGCGGCTGCAGTATCTGCGGCCGAGCATTGCGCGACGAAGTTTCCAAATTGCTCGCCATTGGTCCCGACTGCGCCCGCCAGTGGCAGATTCCGCACTCGCGTAACGCCGCGTCCAAGCGACTTGAGCTGCGCGCGCAGATTTTAGGCACCACCAAAATAGAAGCGCAGCCATGACGACCGCACCCGCCACACCACTGATCTCGGTCATGCACAACGACCGCTGCATCGGTTTTATGCTTCACCGCGGCCGGCAGGGCGTCGAAATCTTTACGCGCGAGACGCGCTCACTTGGCTGCTTCCCGACCGAGCATGAAGCGGTCGCCGCACTGCTTAATCCTCCAAAGGACGCGCAATCATGAGCGGCAATCAATCTGCACAAATTATTCCCGCCGCCGAATGCACAGCGAGGTCGCGCGGAGCCAAGGCGCTTATCGTGGGGCCGACCGGAGTCGGCAAGACGTCGCTGCTCCGGACGCTCGACCTCGCGACCACGCTGTTTGTCGACATCGAGGCCGGCGATCTTGCCGTGCAGGATCTCGCCGTCGACACGTACCGGCCGCGGACCTGGCCGCAGTGCCGCGACCTCGCCGTCATTCTGGCTGGAGCCAACCCCGCTGTGCCAGCGGACGCGGTGTATAGCGCCGGCCACTACGCCGCCGCGATCGCCGAGCTCGGCGCGCCGCGGGCGTACAATACATTCTTCGTCGACTCCCTGACCGCGGTCGGCCGGCTGTGCTTCGCCTGGGCGAGTCAGCAGCCGGAAGCGTTCGCCGAGCGTACCGGCAAGCGCGACCTGCGCGGCGCCTACGGCCTGCACGCCCGCGAGATGGTCGCCTGGTTGATGCACCTGCAGCAGGCGCGCGAAGTTAACGTCGTATTCCTCGGCATCCTTGAGACCGTCACCGACGACTACAACCGGACCGAACATCGGCTGCAGCTTGAGGGCGCGCGCACCGGGCGTGAGCTTCCCGCCGTCATCGACCAGGTGATTACGTACAACTGGATCGACTTCGGCGACGGCGTGCTGACGCGCGCGTTCGTCTGCACGACGCCCAACCCTTGGCAGTTCCCGGCAAAGGACCGCAGCGGCCGGCTCGAACAAATCGAAGAGCCGCACCTCGGCAAGCTTCTTACGAAACTCTCGGCGAAATCTCCGGGCGGCGATTTCGTCGAGCTTCAAGCCGCCCAGTGAAAGTGAAGGTGAACCTATGGCGTACGATTTCAATACGGCCAGCGAGCAGCGTTCGTTCGACGTCATCCCCGATCGTACGATCGCGGTGGTGCAGCTCAACATCCGCGCCGGCGATGCCGGCGAAGGCGGCCTCTTCAAGCGCTCCAAGAACGGTCAGGCTGAAGGCCTCGATTGCGAGCTGATTATCGTCGGCGGCCCGCACAATAAGCGCAAGTTCTTCGACTGGATGACGATAAGCGGCGCCACGGACAAGCACGCCGAGGCCGCCGAGATCAGCCACCGGAAATTACGCGCGATCATCGAGAGCGCACGCGGCATCAAGCCGACCGATGTTTCCGAGACGGCGAAGAAGGCGCGTATCGCCGAATACGCGGAGTTCGACGGCATCCGGTTCCTCGCCCAGATCGGCGTCGAGCCGGCCAAGGATCAGTACCGCGCCAAGAATTTCCTGGCGCAAGTCATCACGCCGGACCGCAAGGAATGGCAGCCGGTCGAGCAGGTCGCGAAACCGGTGTCGACGCCCGCCGCCACCGCGAAGCTGTCGAAGGTCATCGAGAAGCCGGCGTGGGCGCAATGACAACGCGCAAAATCAAACCGCGCTTTCCGTCGCTCACCGCGATCGAAGACGCATGGCAGCGCGAGGCGACTCGCGTTGCCATCGAGCAAGCTCGCGCCGTGGTCAATGGCGGCGCGCTAGTTCCTCTAACGCCGATCGGGCGCCTGTCCGATATCGAGTGGGGCTGGATCGTCGCCGCCGTGCTGTCCGGTTGGATCTCCACACGCTCGCGGCAAGCCACAAGCAATGGGGTCGGGCCGGGCAAGTTTCTCTACATCAATGAGATGCTCGACCCAGACCCCTGGGACGCCGGCGCCATCGAGGCAATCCTTCCAGAGCTCGGGAATTGCCAAGCGGACTGGTCGAAATGCCTCTCGCAGTTCTCGCGCGAGGAGATGATCGCCTTCCTCGGCGACGCTTACAACCTGATCGGCAAGGCGATGCTCGCACGCGACAGGGGCGAAAAGCTTGTCACACGTAAGAGTCCGCCGGGCATGGCGGAATCGACGGAAGAGCAGGCTGATTGGGACGATCCGGTGCCGTTCTGAGAAACTACTATGCCCGACTTCAATCGCACCGAGCTGTCCGCCCTGCCTGTGAGCATCGCCATCAACGCACTGCTCGAGGAGGGCGCGCGCGAGGTCGGGGAGCCGACCCGCGGCTATCTCGGCGCGTCATCGATCGGGTCCGAGTGCCTACGCCAGATCCAGTTTGATTGGATGTGCGACCAGCAGCATCCGCTGCAGACCCGCGATCGGTTCTCGCGTGGGCACTTCCTGGAACAACTGTCCCGCGATCATTTCACGCGGGCGCGATTCGAATTCGCCGGAGCCGACCGACTCAAGTTCGAGGCGCTCGACGGCATGCTCAAAGGCCATGCCGACGGCATCTTCGTCAGTGGCCCCAAGATTGCCGACGTAGGCTATCCGGCGCTGTGGGAGCACAAAGGACTTGCCAGCAAGGGCTTCCGTACCATCGAACGCGACGGGCTGCGTACGGCATATCCGCAATACGCGGTCCAGGTCGCATTGTACCAACACTTCCTCGGCGTCGACGCCAATCCAGCCATCTTCACCGTGACCAACGCCGACTCGTGCGAGCGCTTGCACATCCTCGTGCCCTACGATGCCGAGTTTGCCCACACCTGGATCCAGCGCGCCGAGGTCGTCATTGCGGCAACGCGTGCCGGCGAATTGCTGCCGCGGTTTACCGACAACCCGGATAACTACCGCTGTCGCTTCTGCGGCCACCGCGCGAGGTGCTGGCGATGAGCCTCGAGCCGGTGGCGGAGAAGCTTGAGAAGCTCCTGAAGATGCTGTCGTCGCCGCGCGATGGTGAAGTGATCGCCGCAGTTCAGGCGATTATGCGTACGCTCAAAGGCGCCGGCGCCGATATCCACGAGCTTGCTGCCTGCGTTAAGGGCGGCAAGCTGTCCACGGCCGACATGCAGCGGATCTACGACGCCGCCTTCGCCGACGGCCGGCGCGCCGCCGAGACGAAACGGCCGACGGCCGAGTGGCAGGACACCGAGCCAAACTGGCAGGAGATCGCAACCGAATGCCGCGACCGCGGCGACGGCCGATTAACGCCGCGTGAACATGAATTCGTCGACGACATGGTGCGCTGGACCGTCTACCGGAAACCTTCCGAGAAGCAGGCCAAGTGGCTGTATGCGATCTACGTGCGACTGGGGCGACGCCAATGACGAAGCCAAACCGCATCGCCACCAACCTCGAAAGCTTTCCGCTCGCACTGGCCCCGCTGTGCAAGCTCGATCATTGGGTGCTATGGCGCTGGGAGCTGCGCAAGGGGAAGAACGGCAACGAGATCTGGACCAAGCCGCCCTACATGGCGGCGAACCCGCGTCGCAAAGCTAAGAACAATGATCCGTCGACCTGGTCGACGTACCAAGTGGCGGCCGCGGCAGCAAAAGCCGCCGATGGTGTTGGCTTTGCCTTGCTCGATACGCCGTTCGATGTGGTCGACATGGACCACTGCATCGATAGCGACTCCGGCGCAATCGATCCATGGGCCGAAACCTGGGTCGACGCGGCGAACGGCGCCTATATCGAGGTCACGCCATCGGGGGAGGGATTACGGATCATTGGGCTCGGCAGCGGCGACAAGCTGCAGCGCAAGTGGAAAGTCGAGGGCGAACGCGAAGGCGCCGCCATCGAGATTTACCGCGGCTGTGAGCGCTATATCACCGTCACCGGCGCACAGCTCGGTGACTGCAAAGAGCTCCCTGCGCTCGATTTGCTCGACAAGATCGCGGCGCACTACGACAGCCCCGGCAAGTCGACCGGCGGCAAACGGTTCGACTTCAACTCAGCCAGCACCGGCGCCGGCAAATCGACCAGCGGCAAGTCGATCGACTACGACGAGATCATCCGCGCCGGCG